ATAGTTCCTTTAAGGATACGGTAAATATGAGTAATCTTTGTATGGAAATCACACTTCCAACAATACCGTTTCAGCATATTGATGACGATGGACCAGAAGAAATCGCAACTTGCATTTTGAGTGCATTAAATGTTGGTAAAATCAAATCAGATGAAGAACTTGAAGAACTCTGTGACCTCACAGTAAGGGCACTTGAGGAACTGATTGATTATCAACATTATCCAGTCAAGGCAGCAGAAAACTTTACAAAACGTCGTAGAGCATTAGGTGTGGGATTTATTGGTCTGGCACATTATCTTGCCAAACTTGGATTTGCCTATGATTCACAAGAAGCATGGGATGCAACGCATAGTCTTTCTGAATCGTTTCAGTATTTCTTATTGAAGTCTTCAAATCAAATCGCAAAAGAAAAGGGATATTGTGAATACTTTGGACGCACCAAATATTCTGATGGAATTCTTCCGATTGATACTTATAAAAAAGATGCAGATGGGATTAGTAACATTCCCTTTCAACACGATTGGGAAGCACTGCGAGCATCCATATCTAAATATGGGTTGAGACACTCCACATTATCTGCTCAGATGCCCTCAGAAAGTAGTAGCGTAACATCAAACGCAACAAATGGAATTGAACCTCCTCGTGGATATTTGTCTGTAAAGAAATCCAAAAAGGGTCCTTTGAAACAAGTTGTTCCCCAGTACACAACTCTGAAAAATAACTATACTTTACTTTGGGATATGAAATCTAATCGTGGATATATTAATATTGTTGCCGTGATGCAGAAGTTTTTTGACCAGGCAATATCGGGAAATTGGTCTTATAATCCAGAAAATTATCCAGACAACGAAGTTCCTGTGAGTGTAATGGCACACGATATGCTTTATGCCTACTCTGTTGGTCATAAAACAGCATATTATCAAAATACTTATGATGCTAAAACTGATGAAGTAGTAGAAGAACCAAAACCAGATCTTCAATCACTCCTTCAAGAACTTTCTGGTGCTGAAGAGGAAGATTGTTCTTCTTGTAAAATTTAGCAAAAGTGTAAGAAAATGGATAAATCCATAATCTTGGAGTATACTGAAAATCAAATAATTTTTAGTGGTAAATAGTGTGTGTGGATTGGTAATTGAATTTGAAAAAATATGTTGAAAGGATTATCTAGAGGTCAAAAAATGCAGTTTAAAATTCTTAATCAAGAAGAACAACAAACTCAAGTAAAAGGCATGACTGTTTTTAACACGGATCAGGTTGATACTAAAAAGTCTCCAATGTTCTTTGGAAAACCTTTGGGAGTTCAGAGGTATGATTCATATAAGTATCCCGTTTTTGAGAAACTTACCACACAGCAACTTGGGTATTTCTGGAGACCTGAAGAGGTATCACTTCAGAAAGATCGTGGAGACTATCAAACTCTGCGTCCAGAACAAAAACATATCTATACTTCAAATCTGAAGTATCAGATTATGTTAGATAGTGTACAGGGAAGGGGACCCGGTATGGCATTTTTACCATACTGCTCACTCCCAGAACTTGAGGCTTGTATGACTGTATGGGAGTTTATGGAGATGATTCATAGTAGATCATATACTTATATTATTAAAAATATCTATTCAAATCCTTCTGAAGTGTTTGACACTATTGTCACTGATGAACGTATTTTGGAACGTGCTAAAAGCGTCACAGAATCTTATGATGACTTTATTCATACAGCACAGAGTTATGGATCATCCAATCAATGGATGTATCAACTTGAAGATGTTCCATTAGCAAAAGAAATGAGGAATGATGTCAAAAGAAAGTTGTACAGAGCAGTTGCAAATGTTAACATTCTTGAAGGTATTCGGTTTTACGTTAGTTTTGCTTGCAGTTTCGCCTTTGGTGAACTTAAGCTTATGGAAGGATCCGCTAAAATCATTAGTCTCATCGCAAGAGACGAAAATCAACATTTAGCAATCACTCAAAATATCTTAAATAAGTGGAAAGAGGGTGATGACCCAGAAATGAAACAGATTATGAAAGAAGAAGAAGAGTGGACTTATAAAATGTTTGATCTTGCCGTCAACGAAGAGAAAAGGTGGGCTGACTATCTTTTTAAGGATGGTAGTATGATCGGACTTAATGATAAACTTCTTCAGCAATATGTTGAGTGGATTGCAAATCGTAGGTTGAGGGCAATTGGGTTAAAGGCACAATATGATATTTCGGCAAGTAATAATCCACTTCCTTGGACTTCTCATTGGATTAATTCAAAAGGACTTCAGGTAAGTCCTCAAGAAACAGAAAACGAGTCCTATATTGTTGGTGGAATCAAACAGGATGTGAAAAAGGACACATTTAGCGGTTTCAAACTTTAATATCAAGTATAGATGTGGGAGTAATCAACACTCCCCCTTTTTATGCCAAGACCAAGAAATGAAATGAGTAAAGACGAACTCAAAGTTCGTGTATTGAAATTAAAATACAAGTTATATGAAGATCAAGTAGATCAACTTATTACGAATCCTAAGGTTCTGTCTCATAAATATCTGAACAAAGTTCTTGACACACTTGATGAGTATAGGTATTAAATTAAAAATATAATACCCTCCTCTAATTGTTTCTTATATTTTTGAAATCCTACCTTATTGTCTTTCATCCATTCAGTTACACTTTTCCAAGTTTTAGTTCCATCACTAATATTATGTCTCCTGGAATTTAAAAGTTTATTTTTATGCTCTTCTGATAGTTTTGTTCCGTACATAGGATTTCCTTCACCAGAATGCATTTCACTCAATTTTTGTCTAACGTCTGGTCTTTTAGCAGGATTGTTATTACCAGTCATAAGTTTTCGTTTATCATCTCTATACTTATCATTTCTTAAAACTACCTCATAAATACCTGCTCGTTCACTTACAAAAAATCTTCCTTCAATATTTGTGTTATAATAATCATCAGTCATTAGAACATCTCTTTTGAATTGTTCCATAGTTTCATAATAAGACATAGATTTTTTATGAGGACATAAGTAAAGTATTTCTCTTAAGAATTTATCTCCTCCTATAAGTTTTACATCTTCATTTAATTCGTCACAGGATCCAAAGTAATCTTTCCAATCACTCTCTTTGGTTTTTCTTCTTCCTGTTTTTTTATCCTTTCTTCTTGTCCAAAAAGATTTCTTACCAACATATTTTCTATCGTTTGTTAAATTTGTTATTAGATAAACAAATCCTTCCATTCCTTTAGGGGCATCTATATAATCTTCGTCGTTATATTTCCAAGTCATAGAAATACTTTCTTTCATTAAAACTATTTATACTGAAAATGTTTTTAACAATACTAAAAATTATCAATTGGTTCTTGACGGAAGAACCAAGTGCTCCTATAGTGGAGGAACCTGCTTCCGAAAAGATTATTATGAACGCAACGACCGAGGATATTGTTTCTCATATAAGAGAATGGTCGATTGAGCGGGTATCAGATAAAAGTATCTCAAGAGAGGATGCTCGTGCGGTTCTTAAGGAGTTTTATGAATGGATTGAACCAGAAGGTAATGATTTGGAGATTTTCTCTATCGAAGAGGTCTCTTGACAAACCCTAAATAATCACTTATAATGTTTAAGCAATCTTTAAAGGATTGCTTTTTTATTATGAGATTTTGAGTGCGATTAGAGCCGTGGAAGATGCCCTTCGAGAGTTGGGTGTACCCCTCTTCTATACGGATGTAGAGTTCTATTTTTTTAAATGCGTTTATTCAGTTTACTTCTTGCTTTTGGTTTAGTTGGTGTATCGCCAGTAACAGCAAAAGCAGCATCCCCAGCAAGTTCATGCAGTCTTGCTTCTAACTACGGTGTGGGGGATGGATATAATGGGCAGACAACTGCCAATGGCGAAAGGTTCAATGCATACGGTTATTCGGTAGCACATCGTTGGCTGCCATTTGGAACCAAACTTAGAGTGACAAATCAGGCAAATGGTAAGTCAGTGGTTGTGCGTGTAAATGATAGAGGTCCTTTTGTTGGGGGAAGAGATCTTGACTTGTCCTACGGGGCGTTTGTGGCAATTGCACCCCCAGGACAAGGAGTTGCTAATGTCTGTTATACTATTGCCTAACAGATAGTTGGAGGGAGGTTTATTACCTCCCTTTCTTGCATATATAAACACATACCTATATTAAAGGAAAATTATGTCAGAAACAGTACAACAACTTACAGATGCAGTTGCAGCGTGGCAAGTTGAAGATGAAAAGTTCGTTGCAGGTAATAATGCTGCAGGAACTCGTGCTCGCAAAGCACTTCAAGAAATTTCTAAACTTGTAAAAGAACGTCGCAATGAAATCATTATGGAAAAGAATTCCCGTAAAGAAGCATCGGCTGGTTGATATATATGGGGAGTATAACTCCCCCTTTTTTATAAATAACTAAAAAAGTAGTTGTAAGATGAACTCACAAGACTTTCGCAATCTTCAAGAAGCATATTTAGATGTTTATTATGAGTTAGATGAAGAAAAGAAACCTCTTCCTGTTGGAAGGATGGACGCAAAAGCAAATGAATTGAAATCAAAATTTTTAAAATCAAAACCCGGAAGTCCCGAAGCAGGAAAACTTATTTCAAGAGCAAGTCAAATAACAGGAACAAGAGATAGTAAAGTGGTTCCTGAAAGTTATGACCTCTACGACCTCATTCTTACACATCTTTTAGATGAAGGTTATGCTGAAACTGTAGAAGCAGCAGAAAGTATTATGGTGAATATGAGTGAAGATTGGAGAGAAAGTATTTGTGAAGTTTGACTTTCAATTTGGAAAGAAACCAAAGACTATTTTTAGATATGCAATCATCGGAGTGATATTTACTTCTTTGGTGACGGGAGTATCACAATGTACTCATATTCCAGAAGAGAAGATTTATGATATAGTAGATCAAGTTCAAAGAAAAATACCTGGAAAACCTTTGAATGATTATATTATCAATGATCCGGTGCTCTTGGATCGTAGAGTGCATCGGGATGTGGACAGAGCAATCAGTGATTATGAACGCTTGACGGGGGACGATGCGAGTGCTATGATAAGGGGACCGAAGTTGGTTGAGAAACCACCAGACGGTAGCAAAGCACAGGAACTACTTGGTGGTGAAATGCGTCTTTGTGCTCCTTGGGTTGACTCGTGCTCCTTGCCGTGATATACTAGTCTCATAGGCAGCGGGGGTCCAAACTCCGTATAAGTCCTGCCCCTTCTATGCCTCTCAACGATGCACAAACCAGGAGGGTTCTTAAGGGCACATAGTTAAAAGGACATAACCCGATTCTTCTAAAATTGTATTCCTGGTTCGATTCCAGGTGTGCCTGTTGGAGTATAATGCTCCATATATAAACTGATAGAGGGTAAGTCCCTGTTATGTCCTTATGAGATATATCACACTTACTCCATCATACCGTTGGTAGTCTAGTGGTCAGGACAGGCAGACAATGCACTTGGAGTTTGGGTTCGATTCCCGATCAACGGCAAACACAACATACACACAGGAGTAAAACAATGACACCTTACGAACTTCGTTTTGAGATTTTTAAGCAAGCAAATGGTCTTGCTCAAGATGAATATCATGCAGCATTTGAAACTGCTGAAGAGTGGAACAAAAGTAATTCAGTAAAAATGGATTATCCAGAGTTTCCTTCTTATGAAAAAATTGAAAAACTTGCAGACAAAATTAATAACTTTGTAAGTTCTAAATAAAATAGTGGGGTGGCAACACCCATGTTAGTATTTTTTCGTAGGAAGTGCAACCCCGCTCGCTGGTCTAGTATTCTGTGTCTGGATGAAGGGAAAGGCAATTCTGTTGGGGAAAGAATTTCTTTCCCCTTTTCTATACCTTGTGCCACTTGTGCGAGTGTCCCTAAAGTTACCCACAGACCTCAAATCGTGGTATTCTAAGGGAGTGGTGAGGGAAGCAGTCCTCTTGAACCTTGAAAACTGAATATTTACCATATTACTTGGGTCAGTTCCCCTAGCGGCGACGGGACCGAGCTTTTAACTCGTGATACAAACACCGTGGGTTCGAGTCCCACCTGACCCACTTGGTAGATTATCATATTATAAAGTTTTGAATTTAAATTTAAGTCCCTATAGTGAAGTGGTTATCACGCTTACCTGTCTAGTAAGAATCTGGGATTCAAATTCCCATATGGTCGTTGGAGATTTATCTCCATATTCCAGGTAATCTAATAATCTTTTAGATTACTCTGCGTGCCGTAGTAGACAAACTGGTTAAAGTCATCACCCTTTCAAGGTGAATTTTTGGGGGTTCGACTCCCCTCTACGGTGTTCCCAATAAATGGGAAATTAGTTAAAACCGGGTGTAGTAGAAAAGTTATAACTCTGCGTTTGGGACGCAGCAAAGAGGGGGCAGTACCTTCCACTCGGATTGAGAACTTAAGTTCTCACCTTCCCATTCGTACATCTTGTGCCTTGCCCTAGTATTCCAACGGTAGAGAAAATGAACTTAAAATTCATACAGTGTAAGTTCGAATCTTATCTAGGGTATTGACTATCTTTCATAGATAGTCTATAATTAAAGGAGAATAGCACCGATGGTCGGTAAATCGTCTTGAAAACGATGCCAGACGAAAGTCTGATTGTTCGATTCAATTATTCTCCGTTGGTAGTCGTTAGGCACATATCCTAAAAAGACGCCACATTTATACCTCTGGTGGTCTATTGGTAAGGACAGGAAGACAATGCACTTGGGTACTGAGTTCGATTCTCAGCCAGAGGAAACTTTATTTTGGGGGATTAGTTAAACGGTATAACAGGTGCTTTGCAAGTACTCATTAACAGTTCGATTCTGTTATCTTCCATTTAACATCATTTCATAAATCGTGCTATAAATATTGATGTTGAAGAGATTGGAAAGTCTGATGAACGACACGAGAGTTCGAATCTCTCCAGATCCATTACTTGGGTCTGCTCTGGAATCGACCGTTCATAAAGGTTCTAATTGTTGACGCAACAAACAAACAAACGCAAACAAAATTGTTGCATTTTCGAGGACTTCTGTACCTTCTTTAGTATAGAACTCTAACGAATTAAAAATACAGAGGGTCTTATGCCCTCTTTTTTATGTCATTGTGCCACTTGAAGAACTGGTAGAAAGTTCTTACTAAATTGGATTGAGTGTGCTATGATTACAGAGTAATCAAAAAAACCAACCAATGTTCCATTCCATTTTTGAAGATGGTTCTCTCCAAGATTATATCGATCAAAATGTACAAGATCCTTGGATTGGTACACATTTTGAAGGTTATGTGTTTATGTCACCAAGACACAAAGGTATTTTTGGTGAAAGATTTGTTTCTAAGTATTTTGTGTTGAGGGGAAGTAAAGTAGAAAAACCAAAAAATACTGGACACGATAGAATAATTGATGATAAATTTTCAGAGATCAAGTTTTCTCTTGCTACCCGTGGTAAAAAAGGTAAAATAAATGAAGATCAGTTTATCATAAATCACGTCTCAAAATGTAAAGATTGGGAACGTCTTGTTTTCTTTGGTATAAATCCATCTGAAGAAGACTGCCGTTTATTTTGGTTCTCTAAAGAAGATTTTATTCAGCACCTTGAGAGTGATAAATGTTTATTTGAACCTCAACAAGCTGGTAAAACTGGTGGTAATGATGATTATATCTGTAAAAATATCAATAAATTGAGGAGTATGCCTTTTGTAAAGTCTATAGATCAATGGTAAATCTTCATTTAGGTGATTGTTTCCCAATTACAAATAGATATTTTGCTAAATTTGACTTGGTTTATAAATCATGCTAAAATTAATATGTCACATCAAGAACGGAATAGAATTTAATCTAACATAAATGACTATATTTAATATTCACAAAGAAGATTATGTAGGGGAGATTGTACCCAATAGTTTAGTCAGGGCGGATTGTCTTGATGCTATGAAGTACATTGCAGATGGATCAGTAGATCTGATTCTCTGCGATCTCCCCTACGGTTAGCACTACTGCTTGCAAATGGGATAGTATTATTCCATTGGATAAGTTATGGGAACAGTATAATCGTATTTGTAAGAAAGATGGTGCAATGGTGTTCACTGCGGCACAACCATTTACTACTATACTTGCAGAATCTAATCTTGAGAACTTTCGCTATGAATGGATTTGGGAAAAACCTCAAGGAACTAATCCAATGAATGCCAAGATTATGCCACTCAAATCACACGAAAACATTTTGGTATTTTATAGAAAGAAACCAACATATAATCCTCAGATGTGGTATTCAACTCCTTATAGTGGTTTCTCATCAGATACCAGTAAGATTGGTGAAGTTTATGGTAGTGCAAAGAGTAAGCATCGTGACAATCCAGAGGGATCAAGATATCCCAAAACAGTATTGCGATTCAAACAAGAAAAAGGTTTGCATCCTACACAGAAACCTGTAGAAATGATGGAATATTTAATTAAGACATATTCTAATGAGGGTGATGTTGTACTGGACAATACTATGGGTAGTGGTACAACTGGTGTTGCCTGCATAAATACAAATAGAAATTTTATTGGAATTGAAATGGAAGAAAATTATTATAAACTTTCAGAACAGAGGATTTCGAGCACTGTGCCACTTACTAAACCGGCACATAACACCAGCAATGCCCTTGCAGACCTGCTATAATTAAAGAGGAATTGATATAAGTGATTATATGTTTGAAATGTGTGAATCTAATTGGGAATCAGTAATTGATACTGATGAAGGTGATTGGTTCAATTCCGTCTGGGGGATCTTGACATAATACTCATTATATCTTATAATTACTTGGTGTGAAGGAAGTCGCCGGGAGAGCAATCTCCCAAAATTTGCGGATATGGTGTAGTGGCAACACAAGAGTTTTCCAAACTTTTATCCTCGGTTCAAATCCGTGTATCCGCTCTTGCCCCCTTGTGGGGCATTCAAAGCAGAGTAGAACAGTAGTAGTTCGTCAGGTTCATACCCTGAAGGTCGTGGGTGCAATTCCCACCTCTGCCATTATAAATATAAACAAAAAAGTATAATGGAAAAATTATATAAACTTTTAAGTGATGCTCAGTCGTCACTTTTTGTTTTATTTCACAAAACTTGGGTGTTTCATTGGAACGTTGTAGGAAGTGATTTTACTCAACTTCATCAACTTTTTGGTGGACAGTATGAAACAATGTTTGAAGAAATTGACAGACTCTCAGAACATATGAGATACTTGAATATTAAACCTTTAAGTTCTCTTTCAAGAATGCTTGAAGTAACTCAGATTAAAGAGGCAGCAAGTTCTACTGGATCGAAAGAAATGCTTCAAGAACTTCTTGATAATAATAATAAGTTTTGTGAATTGTTGAAAGATATTTCAGAAGAGTCTGAAGAGCAAAAGCAATATGCAACTGCTAACCTAGTCCAAGACTTAATGGAATCCCATGGAAAATTTGTCTGGCAATTAAAATCTCATTTACAATAGACGGAGTATAAACGATGATAACGATCAGATGTAAATCCTGCAACAAAGAACTGGCAGGAAACTCGACAAAAACCGTAAGTTGTGGTTGTCCAAATATGGCAATAATCGCAGGTGATAAAATTTCTGCGGTTGATTTGAAGCAAGTGGTTATGCTAAACTCAATTAAAGAGACACCAAAAACAAATGTTCTGACACCAGAAGATCTTGCCTTTCAAGAGGAGAGAAGAAATCGTAAAGTAAGACGTTTAGATTTTGAAATACGATAATTTGGTTGATTAGATTGTTAGTATTCATAATGCGAAACATTTGAGATATGGAAAATAGCACGGATGGTCCGTAAATCGTCTTGAAAACGATGCCAGACGAAAGTCTGATAGTTCGATTCTATTATTTTCCGCTTATAAATATAGAAAAATTTATTTTCGTTTTTATGGACGACAGAACTCGTGAGAATTGGCAAAAAATTAAGGATACTATGGAGGCATCAGGAAACACTAAAAACATGTTCTACAAGAGAGCTTGTGAAGTAATGAGAACTGGTGTTGACCCAATGGAAAAGATGTGGAATAATAAGTAATGAAGAATGTTAATAAGTTATTGTGCGAGTATGGCAAACCAGCACCTATTGAACTTGATCATATTAACGGAAACCATCAAGACAATCGTTTTGAGAATCTTCGTTTACTTTGTCCTAATTGTCATGCACAGACGGATACTTATAGAGGTAAAAAGAAAAAATGTGCATCAGGACAGTTTCAAAATTGCCTCTCTTGACTTTCGTTCCCAGTTCTTCTATAATTAGTAGGTAATCAGTCAAATCAATGTCTCTCATTTCAAAGTTCAAAAAGGAAGTCAGCACTCTTCGTTCTGCTGCTCATGGTGAAATTTTTCTTGATGTAAAGAATCCGAAACTTTACAAGAAGGTTTTTAGGTATTATCAAAACGAAGGTGTAATATTCTCTGATGATGCTCTAGATAACTATGACATTCTAATTGAATGCCTAATTCAAGATCTTGAAACCGTTGAAGTATGATGTCAAAAGTTCTTCTAGAACGTGAAGGATACCGTTTTGTTGAAAAGGGTATCATTGAACTTAACGGTATGACCGATTACCGTATGCAAAAACAGGATTATTATACCAAACGCTGGAATGACATCTATCTCTTTGATAATTCTATGCAGTGTTTGACTGCTATGGAAGATATTGAGTATGCGCGTTGGTTAGATTCTGATGGTGTTCCTTGTTATGTAGATCCTAATGATATTCTTGATTGGGATAAATAATCTTGGGAAGACTCTAGACTCAACCTGGTAGGGAGTGTAAACTCTTATGTCTAAGACAAGTATACTTCGTTACTTAGGCAATATTCTCCTCATAGTTGGTTATCAAACTATGTTATGGGGAGATTTTAAATATGGACTACTTGTAAAATGCGTTGGTGGTATTTTAACAATACCTTTTGCAGTAAAACTTAAACTCTATGATGTCTTGATTTTATGTGGATTTTTTACCGTAAACGAGATAGCAAAGTTAGTTCATTTATTTTCTTAGTTTTCTAAAAACTAAGTGGTGGATCCAAAGACCCCCTATGTCCTCGTCGGATGGACTTCAAATATGCCGACTGGTGCGGGTGAGGATATTGCTGCCTGGTTTCCAATTTCCAGTTAAAGAATTGGTGGCGATCCTGAATTTCAGAAGATGGGTTGCATAAACCCATCTTTTTTTGTATAATACATACTAAAGATATTAAAAAATTTCTGAACAAATTAAAAATAAAGTGGGAGAACTCTTATGATTGAAAATTTTTCTTGGGCAATTAATAATAAAGGAAATATATGGAGGCAATATGTAAGATCTCTTGATGATGATAATGTATCGGAAATATTAGGATCTATTCCTTCTGCGTGGAACGTTCCACCAAAAGGACACCATTCATTTGCAAAGTGGTTAGTTGAAAAAGTAAATCCAAAAGTTACTGTTGAACTTGGTGTAGACTATGGATTTTCTCTATTTGTTTGGAGCATTTACAACAATGGAAAGGTGTATGGTATAGATAGTTTTTCAACTGAACATCATCAATCCCGAGTTGGAGATGATTATCAATTTGTTATTGATATCAAAGAGAAACTTAAATTGGATAATTTGAAAGTAATTAAGGGATACTTTAATGATGTTGCAAGTACATGGAATAAAAAAATAGATATTCTCCACATTGATGGTCTTCATGATTATGATAATTGTAAAAATGATTATGAAACCTGGAAAAAGTTCCTGAAGAAAAATGGGGTAATAGTTTTTCATGATACAATTTCTTATCCAGATGATGTTGGTAGATTATTTTCTGAAATTGAACTTCCCAAATTTAACTTCACCAACTCTCATGGATTGGGTGTAGTTTCAACAAATGAAAAACTAATTGAAGAAATACAAAATACCTTTGGTCAGCAATGAAAATAGGATTTAATTATCTTGGAAAAATGGGGCAAATTGGAAATCAAATTTTCCAATTTGCTTCAGTTAGGGGAATATCTGAATATTACTCAGCAGAATGTTATGTCCCAAAACATGATGAAATTTTTGATGATGGAATGGGTAATAGATATAAAATCATGATTTATGATTTGTTTGATATTCCAGAAAAATATATTGGTTATGTTGATAATCCTTTATTATACAAGGAAACTAAATTTTCATACAATGAAGAAGTTTATCAATTAGATCCCAATTATGATTATTGTTTAGTTGGTTATTTTCAGACTGAAAAATATTTTCAGAATATTAAAGACCAATTGAAAAAGGAATTAAAATTCAAAAATTATATTCTAGAACCTTGTCTAGAAAGTATATCTAATTTTGATTCTCCAATAGCACTTCATATTAGAAGAGGAGACTTTTTGATAAATTCTGGAAATCATTATAATCTTCAATTAGATTATTATGAGAAAGCTTTAAAAAAATTTGATAATGATAGAGAAGTTATTGTTTTTTCTGACGATCCAGACTGGTGTAAAAAACAAAATATATTCCATAGTGACCGATTTATGGTATCAGAGTCGTCAAAGTATATTGATTTATGTCTAATGAGTTTGTGCTCTGATTTTATTATTGCAAACAGTACTTTTAGTTGGTGGGGTGCATGGCTTTCTGGTAGGGGGAAAGTTATTGCACCTTCCAAGTGGTTTGGTCCAAATCTAATACATAATGATATTAACGATTTATACTTTGGAGATTACGAAATTATATGAAAAAATTTGCATTATATTATCACATATGGTCTCCCCCAGATAGCGATATTTGGAAACTTTTTATTGATGAACAAATTAAAAGAATTTATAAGAGTGGTATTACAAAATACGCTGACGTAAAATGTGGTATCAACGGAAAAAGTTCGTCAAGAGTTTATGAATTTGTAAAAAATCACAGTTGGATTAATGTAGTTGAAGTTTCTGATAGCGATGAGCAGTATGAAGGATTTACACTAAAACACCTTTATTGCGATTCACTTTCTGATACTTATGAGAAAGTAGGTTATATTCATACTAAGGGCATTAGTTTTTTGTCTGGTCATCGTGATCATGATCCAACTAGACCTGGTATTAGAGATTCATCCCAAGACAAGACAATAATTGCAATTAATAGTTGGAGACACTTTTTGGAATGGGGATGTATTGATATGTGGAAAGAAAATGTTGATAAACTCGATCAACATCATACTAGTGGCGTAAATTATAGTCCAGTTCCTTGGCCTCATTATAGCGGTAACTTTTGGTGGGCTAGAAGTGATTACGTTAAAAACTTAGAGCATCCTATTGAAAGGATGAATAAAAAAAGTGGTTGGGCAGATCAAAGATTGTCATTTGAAAGTTGGATTGGTATTGGAAATCCAAAACCATACAGTATAAAAAACATAATATTCCAAGCATATTACCCCCAAAATGATGACATATTTCCTTCCCTAGTCGATATTTCTAATTTCTATTCTAATCTACCGAGTTATCAATAATGACAAAATTATCAATTGCTATTCCATGTTATGAAATGAATGGATTTGGTTATCAATATTTGAAAGAATGTTTTGATAGTATATTAAAACAAACTTTTGTGGACTATGAAGTTATTATATCTGATCATTCTTTTGGTGATGATATAGAGAAGTTATGTGTAGAATATAAAAATTGTTTGAATATTGAGTATTATAAAAATTCTAAACATAAGGGAAATGGACCTTACAATACAAATCATGCTTTGATTAAATGTAAGGGTGAGATTGTAAAAATAATTTTTCAAGATGATTTATTTTTTGATAAAAAAGCACTGAAAATAATAGTTGATAGTTTTAAAAGTTCCGATTATAAATGGTCTTTATGTGGTTTTAATCATACTATCGATGGTAAAATTTTTAGTAGACCGATGATTCCTAAGTGGACTACTTATATGCTTGAGGGGGATAATTTACTTGGTGGTCCAACTAATTTTGCATGTAAAAGAGAATATTTGGAGGAATTTGATTATAATATAAAACTTTGCATGGATACTGAGTTTTATCATAGAATGAGGTGCAATCATGGATTCCCTTTAATTATTGAAGATATATTGGTTTCTCATCGAGAACATGATAATAGGATAAGTAAAAACCTTGAATATGATATTGTTATTGAAATTGAAAATAAATCATGGAATATGATTCAAAGTGAACTTGATTATATTCAAACAAAACATCAAGAATTTTGCGAAATGGATGAGCGTAAGTATCCAGATGAAATATTATGATTGGGATTAATAACCTTGGAATGAATGGAAGACTGGGAAACCAAATGTTTCAATATGCGGCATTAGTTGGAATTTCTCATAATTTAAAATATGAATATATTATTCCAAATAATGGAAATGATTTGACTGAGTGTTTTTTATTGGAATCTTGCACAAATCGTGGATTAATAGATGGAGATGAAGTTTTTTTACATGAGACTCACGAATTTTGTGAAGATATTTTTAATCAGTGTCCTGATGATGTTACGCTGAATGGGTATTTTCAAACTGAAAAATATTTTAAGAATGTTGAAAATATAATCAGAAAAGATTTTTCATTTAAAGAAAATATTCAGCAATTGGTTTTTTCTTTGTATAATGACCTAAGTGATTATATTTCTATAGTCGTTAGAAGATATAAGGATGATTTTGATTATATTGGATGTTCTGATAACCATAGAAATTTACCTATAGAATATTATGAGGAAACTATGAATATTTTTGGTCAAAATCAAAAATATATTATATGTTCAAATGATATTGATTGGTGCAAAAAACAAAAAATATTTCAAAAAGAAAATATTATTTTAAACGATGTTGAAGTTGAATGTAAACCTTATTTTGATTTATGTCTTATTTCAAATTGTAAAAATTTTATTATTTCAAATAGTAGTTTTAGTTGGTGGGGTGCTTGGTTGGGTTCAAATAAAAATAAAAAAATACTTGCACCAAAACAATGGTATGGACAAGGACTTTCTCATATTAATACAAAAGATTTATTTCTAGAAGAATGGATGTTAATTAAAAAATGATAAATTTAAAGGAAGCAACTTTTATTATTCCTCTACGTATAGAATCTTCCGATCGTCTTCGTAATGTAATTACAACGACGGCGTTTTTATTAGAAAATTTTGATACTAATATTATTATTAAAGAAGTTGATAGCGAGTCTATTTTTCAAAAAGAAGCACTTCCAATTTTGAAAGATATTTTAGATGTTGATCTTAATATTAATCATATTTTTGAACAATCTGATGATTCTTCATTTCATCGACAAAGAGTTTTGAATGAAATGATTGTGGAGTCAAAAACAAAAGTTGTAGTTAATTATGATTGTGATGTTATTCTTCCTTTAGATTCTTATCACGAAGCATATAGTTGTATTGTTTATAATACTCATGATGTTGTATATCCTTATGGTCAAGGAATTTATCAAAAGCAAGTGAATGCAACAGATGAAGTTGTGTCTCAATTTCTAGAAACTGGTGATTATTCTTATTTTGATAAAAACTCAAAATCTTATATTTCTGATTTTGGTTGGGTTCAATTTTTTAATCGTCAAGTTTATATTGATGGCGGAATGGAGAATGAAAATTTTATTGCCTATTCTCCAGAAGATAAAGAGAGATTTTACAGATTTACTACTTTAGGTTATAATGTAGGTAGGATAAATGATTATGTTTATCATCTAGAACATTCGAGAGGACAAAACTCTTGGTTTACTAACCCATATACGCAGCAAAATAATGCTATATGGGAAGAGATTCAAAAAATGGATATTAATCAATTAAAGGAATATTACTCAACTCAAGATTATCTTAAAAAATATAATGGATAGAAACAAGTCTACTTATAAACTTAAAAATATTGGACCAATTTATTATTTAAACCTTGATGGACAATTGGAAAGAAGAGAATATATGGAATCTCAATTTAAGTATTGGGAAATAGAAAATTATACTCGTATTTCTGCATATGATGGTCGTGAGGATGATTTGAGTGACATTATTAGTGGACGTTATCCTGAAATGATGTCTTCTGGTGAGATTGGATGTACTACTTCTCATCTTAAGGCAATCAAACATTGGATGGAAACTTCTGATAGTCCTTATGCAATCATTATGGAAGATGATTGTAACTTAGATTTGGTAAGATTTTGGAACTTTACTTGGAATGATTTTTATGCAAATCTGCCTTATGATTGGGATGTGGTCCAAATTGCGATTATTTGTACTGGGGATATTCACGTTAAACTTCATAAGAGATTTGTAAATGATTTTTCCACAGCATGTTATTTGATTAATCGTCATCATGCCGAAAAACTATTGAAGTTTCACACAAGAGGTGAAAAGTATAAACTTGATAATGGATGTAAGCCTCGTCCAGTTGCAGATGACCTAATTTATAATTCTGGAAATACATATTCAATTCCTCTTCTTCTTTATAGAATTGAATTGGGTTCTTCCATTCACCCAGAGCATATTGATGCATTTCATAGAGCAAATTATAATGCCCTGTCTCAATTCTGGGAACAAAATGGTGCTAATATTGACATTAAGGATTATATGAACTATGATCCATACCTGGGTCGGATAACCGAAAATTCTTCCGCACAACCCCCACCAGAGGGTTGACAGAAATTCTACCCCCTGTTACAATAAATAGGTTCTTGAGACGCCTGTAAGTCTCTACAACATTTCACTAAAATAAAATTTATGATCACTCGTTCAATTTTTGCTGGTGTTGCTGTTATTGCAACCTCTGCTCCTGTACTTGCTGCTCCCGCTACTTATTCGGATCTGCAACCTACAGACTGGGCATATCAGGCAATTCAAAACCTTAACTCACGCTATGGATGTCTTGCTGGTTATCCCAACGGCACTCTGAAGCCTGCTGCTGATTCAACTCGCAATGAAGTTTTTGCTCTGACAAATCATTGCCTTGATAATATCACTGCATTTTATACCGAAGCAGATGCTCAGTTGGGTGCTGCTCTTCGGGCACAAATCGGTGCGGTAAGCAAGCGTGTAACCAATTTGGAAGTTGCTGCTGTGACTGCAACACAACGCCGTGAACTTGGTGTTGGTAACTATGGTGGTATTGCCTTTGCTGGTAATGCTGCTAACTATCCTGGGGTTACTCCTCTTGCTTCCCGTGTTTATGAGTCAGGCATTACTCTTCAAGGTCGTGTAAAGGCATTTGATCTTGGTAGTCAGTATGCTGTATCTGCTCGTCCTTATGTGACTCTCACCTCTAGTCCCAACTATGTAAGTGGTGGTGTATTTGGTGGTGGACTTGCTACTCTTGATATTCCCGTTGCCCGACGTACTCTTGCTGATGGATCCAAAGTATCTACTGCTAACATTTATGTTGGTGCTGGTGGCCAGGTGGGTGGCAATCAAGGTGCTGGTATTGGTGTTGCAGGTGCAGAAGTATCAGTAGCAAAGAATGTTGTTCTTTTTGCTGATGCCAAGATTCCATTCAGTAATACTGGTGCCGAAACCTTTGGATCTACTCGTGTAGGTCGTGTGAATTATAACTATGGCAGTGGTCAAGGTTACAATGTAACTGGAACCGTTGGCGTTGGTATCAAGTTCTAATTTTAATATAATGATCACAACGGAAGACGGAAACCGTCAAAATATGTTTGCAACAGAACCTAGAATGTACATTACGGAGAAAGATATGGAACAACACGAAAAGGAAACTTATGCTGAAAGGGCAGAAAAACAAAATGGAAGAGCCGCTATGGCTGGATTTGTTGCCGCAGTGGTCTCTTATTTGGCAACTGGAAAACTCTTTTTCGGTCTATATTGAAACCATAACATAATTATCCTTATATAAAAAGACTCTATTCTATATAAGAATGGAGTCTTTTCTTTTTTTATGCCACGAAATCAATTGACAAAAGATGAAATTCTCTGTTGGGTAATGAAATGTAAGAATGACTTACATGAACAAAAACTTACTCAATATACCTCAGACCCTAAAATATTAGCTAATATGTATTTGAATAAAGTTTTAGATAAAATCAACGAATTCAGATACTAAATATGCCATACACACAAATCTTATTATTCTTTTGTGTGAGTATTTGCCTAGTAATTATAAAGACTGCTTACTTTAATGGAGACAATAAATGAAAATTGATTTGCATAATTTCTTTCAGTACTATGATGAGAAAAATCCAAAGCACGTTGCTGCTGTGGAACAACTTGAAAAAGATTTAACTGATTCACCTTTGATAGATGATACATCAAATTGGGTAAGAATTTTTAGAACAAAACCAGAAAAATCAAAATCTACTATTGTTTTAGATGTTCCTTATTTCCCACAAACGGATAATTATAGAGATGCGAATCGTACTTGCAACTCATCTTCTTGTGCGATGTGTCTTGAATTTCTTAAACCCGGAACTCTCAAAGGAGCACAAGGCGATGATGCTTATATCGGAAAAGTATTTCAGATAGGAGACACAACAGATCACGAAGTACAAACCAAGGTATTATCTTCTTATGGTATTCAATCTCGGTTTAGTTATAATTTGTCTTTCGCAGATCTTGATCGTGAGTTGTCTGCTGGACGACCTGTTGTTATTGGGATTCTCCATAGAGGTTCTTTGTCTGCTCCTACTGGTGGGCATATGGTCGTTGTAGTTGGAAAGACTGAAGATGGAAAATCTTACATATGTAATGACCCTTATGGGAATTTGATGGATGGATACACTACTGATGTTTATAATGGTAAGAGAGCTATTTACCCCAAAGAAGTTCTTAAATATCGTTGGTTAGAAGGTGGTAAAGATAATACTGGATGGGGTAGGATTTTCTCATGACTATTAACTTTTTAGATGCAATAAAATTTAACAAAAATACTCCAGAGCAATTGAAAGCATGGGAGTATCTTCAAAAGCACGTAGCACCTGAGATTCTGGAAGAGTTTGCAAAACTCTATAGAACCAAACCACCAGTATATGGTATGCAACTTGTTTCAAAAGAGGAACTTGCATTCATCTGGGGTTGTAGTACTGCTCTTATTCAAGATATAGAGATTGTTGAGTTGAATAAGTGCCTGAAGACTTTTGAGATTACTACTCCTGTTCGTATTCGGCACTTTCTTGCACAGATTTCTCACGAAAGTGGTGGTGGAAGATATAAGGAAGAACTAGCATCCGGTAATGATTATGAAGGTCGTGGTGATCTTGCAAGATATCTTGGAAATACTCAATCTGGTGATGGTCCAAGATATAAAGGTGCAGGTTATATTCAATTGACTGGTAGAGCAAACTATCAGGCATTTGCCAATTACATCAAGGATCCTGAAGTGATGAGTGGTGTATCATATGTTGCTTCCAGATATCCATTTACCAGTGCCGGTTACTGGTGGTATTCTAATCAAATGAATATTCTATGCGATACAAATCCAACCGTAGAACAAGTTACTCTCCGGGTAAATGGTGGTTATAATGGATTGGATGACCGTAAGATGTATTATAAGAGATGTTGTAATGTAATTTAATTTTCTTGACTTAGTATCCAGTCTTTTAATCTATAAACATATTGACGGAGATATTCGGCTTGTTCTTCATGCCAGATATCTCCGGTTTTTATGTAAAAATCTGTATGATTATCTATTGCTTTTAATGTCCTATGAATAGGACCATTCCAGGGTTCTCGGATCGGAGTGTTGAAGTCCCTAGACATTGATGAGAAGAAATTTTAAGTATTTAGAATAAATATCATCACATAATGATTTATTTTTTGATATTAATGTGCTATGATAAATAATATTATAAAATTAGAAAGTATTTAATATTGTAAAGTGACACTTAAAAAACCATCAGATATTTTTGATAAAAAACCTGAAGATTTAGACATTAAAATTGTTGAGTCTGATAATACTTTACGTGAAGAATTAGTAAAGGTAGAAAATCTTTCTGAGCAAGTAATTCAACTTCAACAGGAATTATCACAGAAAATTGTTAAAAATGATTTAGAGAGTTTGGTGCTTTCTCAAATCAATACTATGAAGGAGAACTTTGATTTCTTACAAAATGATTTCAAAAAGTCAAATAAAAAAGATATTTTAGAGTTCAAAGAAAAAGTATCAGAACTTACTGATATTATTGGTAATCTTGTAGAGAATGAACTGCCAAAGTATAAAAAACAAGTAACTAAAACTGAATTTAGTATTGGTGAAAGATTTTCCGAATTAAAGGAAATTGTCGAAAATAATATTATTGAAGTGGATGAAAAGATTGATGATATTGCAGAAGTAATTGATAATAATTTAGATGTTTTTAATAGACAAATTCAAGAAAACTTTTTAGAAGTCAAGAAGACTTCAGATACTTATAATAAACTTTCTAATATTATAGAAAGTAAAGTATCAAAAGAGAATGATAAGTTAGAAGAGTATTCCCAAGTTATTCAATCTATCCATAAAGAATTTGTTAATCTTGAAAAATCTATCCAAGAAAAAACTCTTACATATAATCAAATTATTGAAGATAAGTTTGAAAGTATTTCTTCTAATATTAACAATAAAATTGATAATATTGATGAAGATGTAAAAAATAAAATTAATACCATTGATGATAAAGTAGATACTTTTAAATCTCAAGTCTCATCCGAAGTATCAAATATTAAAACAGATGTTGTAATCTTTGAGAAGCATAATAAGGATACTCAAAAAACCATTATTGAAACTAAAAAAGATTTAGAAATTGTCGAAAGATATATTCAAAAGAATCACAAAGAACTTTTAGAACTTAAAGAAGAAGTATTCGGCGAAATTGAAAAACTTCCTCTAGGTAATATTCAAGAGAACCTTGAAAGTCTTGAAAAGAAGATTGATTATATCAAGGAAACTTATTCTAAGATTGAACCTGAAGTTATTGTAAAAGAAGTCATTAAAGAAGGTCTTCTGAATGAACCACCAGATACAAAAAACTCAGATCCTCTTACACCACTAGATCAAAACTTTGTTACATTAGACCAACTTCAACAACATTATAGATTATTCATCAATCGTATTCAACAACAAATTTCCACAATAGGTGGTGGTGGAGAAACTAGATTAAAGTATCTTGATGATATTGTTGGTATTGCTACGAATGCAAGTGCTTATGATGATAAATTTCTTAAGTATAATCATAGTATAGGTAAATTTGAATTTGTAACAGTTTCTGGAGGAGGTGGTGGTGGATCTCAAACACTTAATGATACATTAGGACTTGGTAATACATCTAGTCTTGGAATGAGTGTTGGTGTAGTGACTGCAACTTCTTTTAGTGGTTCTGGAACTGCATTAACAGGTATTGTAACTTCTATTATTGCTGGAACTAATATTACTGTTTCTGGTTCTACTGGACAAGTTACTATAAACTCCACTGCTTCTGGTGGTGGATCATCACAATGGGTTACGACTGATGTAGGTATTCATACTTTATCTAATGTTGGTATAGGAACCACAAATCCAACATCAAAACTTCATATCGTTGGTGATGCAAGAATTACTGGAATTTTAACAATCGGAACAAGCTCTTTAGTATTTGATGGGACAAATAATAAAATTTATGTTGGATCTGGAGTTACGATTAGTGCAACAGAAATTTCAATTGGTTCAAATATAATTGGTTCTGGTGGTTTTTCTGGTAATGCTTCTAGTGCTACCTTTGCAACATCAGCAGGAATAGCAACTTATGCAACATCTGCAGGAATAGCAACTTATGCAACATCTGCAGGAATAGCAACTTATGCAACATCTGCAGGAATAGCAACTTATGCAACCTCAAGTGGTATAGCAACTTATGCAACATCTGCAGGAATAGCAACTTATGCAACCAATGCAGGCATTGCAACTTATGCAACATCTGCAGGAATAGCAACTTATGCAACCTCAAGTGGTATAGCAACTTATGCAACATCTGCTGGAATAGCAACTTATGCAACCAATGCAGGCATTGCAACTTATGCAACATCTGCTGGAATAGCAACTTATGCAACCTCAAGTGGTATAGCAACCTATGCTTCTAGTGCTGGAATTTCTACAACTGCTCAAGGACTTACTGGAACTCCTAATCTAAGTGTTGGTATCATAACTGCTACACAACTTTCTACTGGTGCATCAGGAACTGGTGTTAATATTAGTACTGATACTATTTCTGGTCCTTCACTACTTTATATTGACCCTGCTGCTGTTGGAGATAATACTGGTGCAGTTAGAATTAAAGGTGATTTGTATGTTGATGGAACTCAATTTATTGTCAATTCAACCACGATTGAACTTGCTGACTTTAATGTTGGTATTGCAACTACAGTAGGAACAAATGAACTTCTTGATGGTGCTGGTATTGGTATTGGTTCTACTGGTATAAGAAAAACATTAACTTGGAATAATAGTTCTACTGCACTTAAGTCCAGTGAAGACTTTGATATTGCTTCAGGTAAAGTTTATAGAATTAATGGAACTTCTGTACTTTCTAATAATACTTTAGGAAGTAATATTACAACTTCTTCACTCACTTCTGTTGGAACATTGGGTAGTTTGAGTGTTGGTAATGTAAACTCAACTGGTATTATTACGGCATCAAGTTTTGCTGGTAATGCTTCTAGTGCAACCTTTTCAACCAATGCAGGTATTGCAACAAGTGTAATTGGTGGTATTGCATCAGTTACTTCATTATCAGTTTCTGGTGTTTCTACTGTTGGAGTATTAACTGCATTTAGTATTGGTATTGGAACCACTAATCCAACAAGCTCTCTTCACGTTGTTGGTAATACATTAGTTACTGGTATTGTAACAACATCAAGTTTGAGAGGTTATAGTGCATTAGTTGGAACCGCAAGTTCTACTACAACAACTTTTA